ACGACATTAATGAGATGCTCACTGTACCGCAACCAATGATGGGCCCCGATGGTCAGCCAGTTGACCCAAGCCTCGTACAAAGCGGCGCATCACTTGCCCCGGGCGCAGAAGAGTACCTGCTGGGAGCTGGCGCACCGCAGGGCGGCGGCGATTCATTCAATAAGCGAGCCCAAACCGGCAATCAAGGTGGCGGCGGAGCCAATAGCAACGATAACAACATTAGACGGGTACGAAGCGAGCAAGCCAGTACTAGATTGAGGTAGTAAATGGAAGAGAGTAATAAATGGGAGAAAATCACTCGTCAATGGGAGCAATTCTCCAAGACAGAGGCCTATAAAGAGCTAATGGGTTACATTGACCTACAAAAGGATGTAAACTCTACATTAGCTGCCGGGCCTATTGAGATTTACAAGGAAGTGCCAACTGTTGACGGAAAGACAACGCAGCAACTCGAGTTTGAACCCGAGAAGTTGGCGTATCTTTTACAACGTAATGTGGGCCTCGATACAATCCGCCTTTACATTGAAGGCTTCAGTATCAAGTAATTTTTACAACAATGTAAGATGTACAGCGTAGGAGGGTTTTTCGCCCCTGTCCCTCCTACACTCCCCTTAAAGGCGAAAAGATTCATAGACAAACTAATAGGAGTACACTAGAATGGAAGATTCCCTTACCGGAACTAACGATGCTAGCCTCGATCAAGAGCCTACTAGCGTTAACGAACCGGCGGATATCTCTAGCGATACTACCTCTCAAGCTCCAGTAGAGCAAGATGTAGTAGCTGAGCCCGCCCAAGAAAGCGAGCCAGCAGATAACGGGCTGAGTAAATTCGCGAAGGCGCAAGGCTTTGATCTTGATAACGCTAGCGAGGATACAAAACGAGCCCTTAAAATTGCTCTGGATAATCAGCGCTCATTCCGTAGCGCAAAACAATTGGCAGATACCAGCGAGCCTACTGACGACTTGCGCGCAGAGGTTGCTAACTTGAAGTACGAGCGACAAGTTGAGCGATTCTTTGGCGAGCAAGGCCGTGACCGCAATCTCGAAGCGGTAATGTATGACATCGTAAAGGACAAAGCTGCTAAATACGGCGTAGAATATGCGAATAACCTACGACACGACCTCGACACCCTGTATGATTTAGCCGCGCTTAAGTCGAGCAAGAATACCTCGAATGTAGATCCGGAGCAAATCCGCCGAGAGGAAAGGGAGTCTATCAATCAACAACTCCAGCAGGGCACTCAAGCCCATGCTACTGATCAAACCCCGACAGTCACGACTATCCAGGATGTCTTATCCCAATACGAGATTGGCTCACCTGAATACATCGCGGCTATCGATAAACTAACAGCTTAAAAGGAAATAAATAAATGGCTAACTATGTTACACCCACTAAGGGCACCGGCGCAGTAGACGGCGTGCCTGCTACAAAGCCTTTTGTGCCTCAGATTTGGGCACCAGAAGTAGAAAAGAACCGCACTGACAACCTTGTCCTCTGGGACTTTATCGACCACTCAAACTTGGGTGAGGCCGTTCAATACGGCGACACGATCCACGTACCATTCATGGACGAGATCGACACTGACGTCAACACTAACACCACAACCGACGGTACCGCTACAGCGATCGACGGTATCAAGACTCGTTACGTTGATGTGCTCATTGACCGCTACCTCCGCAAGCCAGTTGGTGTGCAGGATGTGGCTAAGGCTCAAAGCAAGTACGAATTCCGCGCACTGTATGTTGAGCGTCTTGGCCGCTGGATCGCTAAGGCTCACGATACTGAGGTCATCAGCAAGATCCAAGCTGAAACAAGCATCCTTAAGCAGACAACTGCAGCCGCTGGCCAGTTTGCTTACTCGGATATCGTTGACGCTCTCGGTCAGCTTGATGCAGCTAACGTGCCAGAAGACAACCGCGCACTGTTCGTGAACGGTAAGGTTCGCGCAGCTCTGCGTAAGATCCCTGAGTTTACCAGCTACGCAAGTGTTGGTGAGAAGGGTATTGTGAAGACTCAGCATGGCCTTGTTGGTGAGATCTTTGGCATGCCTGTTTACGTGACTAACGTCATTAAACAGAAGGGCAACAAGGATGTTGCTTACGTCATGCACAAGAGCGCCGTTAAGGGGCTCGCTCAGTTTACTCAGACTGAAGATGGCCGCGACAAGATCCAGGGTGTTGACTACGTCGTTGGTTCAACTCTCTTTGGTGCAAAGGTTATTCGTCCTGACCACGTCGTTGAGATTACTGTTAAATAGTAACCTCGGCCTTAAAGCCTCCTCCCAAGCGGAGGGGGCTTATTTTAATATAAGGAGATAATAATGACAAAATGGGTAAATAGCAGTGCATGGAACGCGCTGCTAGCAAAAATAAACACTGCAAATAAAGTACTAATCCTTCCGTCTTACACGAACGATTATAATACTGCTAATAGTCAAAAACTAGGCGAAGGCTCATACTCTACGTCGTCGCAAACGTTCCCGACGGCTGGCGAGCGAGTAGTCACCCTTAATCCGGCAAATAACCTTAGTGTTACAAAGACCGGTACAGCCACCCATGTTGCATACGTCAACGGCACTGAAATGTTGTTTGTCACCGACATTACAGGGCAGGCAGTAACCCAAGGTGGTACAGCCAATCTTACCGGCGTACAGCTGAAAGCAGAGGATATTTAGTATGAACGGGAGTCTTGCATCTACGACATTAAAGGCTACACTCCAGGCCGGCCAAAAGTCTATAGAAATCGATCCGGCCGACTTTGTGAGCTTCGGCCAGGCGGATTACTTCGGGTACTATATCACGCTAGCTCCCGCGGACAAGTTTCCCACGCTAGCCAATTGCGAGATAGTGTATGTCGAGAGGCATGACGGCAACACGCTTATAGTGCAGCGAGGCATGCGCGGTACAGCCTCAAAAACGTTTCCGCCCGGGTCTCTCCTATATCGTGGAATATACCGCGAGAACGGCGCAAATGTCGGTGATATATTCATGACTATGAAAGCGTATCCGTCGCCCGGGAGGCTGTTTATGGACGGGTCAGGAGACTACCGCAATGACCAGTACCCGATACTATCTGCCCTAGTCGAGCAGTACCTGTACTACGGAGAGCGCACCGGCCCTAACACGTTTAAATTGGCAGACCTGCGCGGAAGATTCCCTTACGGCACGCCGGTGGGCGGCAACGTAGGGCAGCGAGGCGGGAGCGATGAGATAAGCCTATCCCCGAACAACTACCAGGCAAACACCTGGATGAGTCAAAAAATGAGCCCAGCAGCTAGCCCATCTGGCGCAGTCAACGCTGGAAACACTTGGGGTTTTCACCTACACGCGGTGAGCAATAACCCAAGTGATTCGTCAAAAAATGTTCCAATTAAGCATCTACCGCCGTATTTTATGGTGAACTATGAAATTGTAGCGGGGTAGCCGATGAGGTTCTGCGCTAACAATTTCCCTGACACGTCGAATTTCTATAACGAGCACTGGGAGAACGGAAGGTTTTACGCCGAGAATGGCGAAATTGTACTCGAGTCCAAAGAGTTTGCCGACCATTACCTTGGATTAAAGGGTTTTCGCGGTGAGGATGACGTAGAGTTGCTGATACGCGCAAAGTTTGAGTATAGCATCCATAAGCAAGGCCTTATGATGGTGCGTGGATCGAGCTTTATAGATCAAAACACCCACCAAAGGGTGACGACTGGGTATGTGTTGTCGGTCTACCATCAGCGGGGATTTCAGCGCCTGCGGCTAGATGATAACGTCGAGAGAGGTCTCGAAGTATATAGCGACAAAACTCTTAAGGCCGGCGTTTGGACATGGTTTAGATTTAGGGCTGAAGGCACATGGCTTAAGGCTAAAGCTTGGGAAGACGGCACTAGAGAGCCGAACGGGTGGGATATAGCAGTATCTCAGAGCAGGTGGGAGTATAACTCAATAGGCGCGAACGGCTTGAGTATGGCGTCTGGCGGAACTGTACGCGTAAATGTAGTGTCTGCTAGCACCTTACCGTTACCCGCCGTATTCCCAAGCGACTTTATGTTGCCGGCTCGAGAAGTTGAGTTGTCTAACGACTTTGCGACAGGCGCGCCAATGGGCGGCTTCCCCGTTGGTGGCGCTTACATAAACCCTAAGCCTAAAGTTTACAGCCTTGCGGGAAACAAGTCAACCGAACGCCTAACGGTTAGGCCCCCGACTCTAACCGGCAGCGGCCCTAAGTACAGTCTCAAAGGTACGCGCGGCTGGGTGCATCTTGTATTTAAGAAACAGCCAACACTCACCTATATACCGCCAAAGCCCGGTGAGCTACGCCCCGTACCGGTCACTGAGCGTCTGACTGTCAGACCGCCTGCGCTAACCCATGTGGGCCCCGTATACGCCCTGAGAGCATCCAGAATAACGGAGGTGGTAAATATATCATCTCCGACTCTAACGGCCCTCACAGCGGCTTACATGCAGCCTGAGGGCATAAATCTAAGGGTCGGTATTAGTAACCCGGGTGTTATATTTATACCGAAGCCCGAGGTCTTGACGTTGAAGCCAGCGCCGATTACTTTGCGGCTAACAATAACGCGGACTAATGATTTATTAGACCCAAGCGTATACAACATTGAATACAAACAATATAAGCCCGATTACGTAGGTATAAAAGCCTACGAAGGCGAAACATTAAACATTGACCGATACCGCCCTGGCACAATAGAGACGGGCAAGATCGATAGTATCGAACTAAACACAAATAGATATAAGCAAATAGTGATTAAATAGGAGAATACAATGGAAAATCTTGGCAAATTTAGCGTGAGCAACGTCGTCGATAGCGCACCAAGTGGTAGCCTCGGCGTTGTACTCGTGCCAAACGGCGGCAGTTATTCATTAGCAGCTACATCGTCAACTGGTGGCGGCGGAGGTGGCCAAGGCGGAAATGTGCCGAAGCTTGGTGAAAGCGACACCAGCTGGGTGGAGCAGGCAACAACTAAAGGTACTTGGATGTATCGCCGCTATAACGGGCTGCTATTCATTAAGCCGAAAGGGCAATACAGCGTTGTTGGCGGCTTGACCGCTGGCACTAACACAGTGTTCCAGATCCCCCAACCATACCGCGACAATATTGAGACAGCTGCCGGTACACTAGTCAATAACTTAACCAAGCGCACAGATGGATCAAACGTTACCGTTGACAACCTCGGCAATGTGACTATCAACGCCCAGGCTGCCGGTACTTACATTGTGCCAACACTTGCTATTCCTTACTCGGCATTGGGCTAGGAGTTTAAATGACGCTCGCTGATTTACGTAAGCGGGTAATGATAGATAAGCTGGATGACGAAGACTACGAGCCAGAAATCATCGACAACTTTTTGAATGACGCCCAGCGGGATATATTCAACCAATTTGAACTGCCATTTATGGAGAAGATCTTTATTGGTGATGTACCCGCTGGTACGTCTATCATTAAGTTGCCAGACGACGTTAGTAGGGTAGAGATGCATGCAATGACCGGTGCGCCTAACTTCTTTCAAATGAAGCTTGAATACCGCGATTTCTTTATGCGCTTTGCAGATGCAATGAATAATAAGCCACATGCGCCCTACTACTGGACTGAATACGCCGGCAATATTCTATTAGACGCCCCAACCGATAAAGAATACAAACTATACACGTATTACTACAAAAAGCCAAATACAATGGACCAAGATACCGATAAGCCCGATATCCCCGAAGAGTTTACCGAGCTACTTATTCTTGGCGCACTCCGTCGCGTACATGACCGTAACGAGGATATGGATCTGTCTACTCAAGTGGAGAGCCAGTACCAAGCTCAACTACAAGAGATGGTTACTCGCTTTGGTATGCGCGATGCTTTTGGCCCTGTTAAGATGCGTAATTTACAAATATAGGAGGATGAATGGCGCAGCAAGTTAAGATTGCTACCCAGCTAAATCTAGGAGGTATCGACCTTGTTACGCCAGTCGACCTTCTCCAGGAGGGCAAGAGTCCTTTTAGTAAGAACTTTCGCCTCCAGGCCCAACAAAAGGACTCCCGCCGCGTGGCCGTGTCAACTAGGCGCGGCCATTCTTTGCATATGGAGCCGCTAGGTGAGTCCCAGACACTTGGTAATGCAGCTACTGTTACTCAGCGGTTTAAGATAAACCGAGACAACGCTTTTCTTTTGCAACCGTTTACTGCTAATGTAGACCAGCGTATTACTCGCCTTGATATTGACATTAAGAACCCCGGCGGTGCTACCGGCCCAGTAATAGTAGAAATCCTAGAGGATGCAAACGGCTTACCTGGTAACCGCTTATCAGTAAGCTCATTCCTTAATGGAGATATTGGCGATAGTGGCGATTGGGTTACTTGTCGTTTTATTAATCCGCCAAAGATCAAAACCGGCAAGAAGTACTGGATTGCGCTTAGGCCCCAGGATGACTCACTCAAGTGGTACGAGATTGGCTTAGTTAACAGTACGCCCGAGGCTCGGTGGACTCCCGCGTCATGGACAGTAAACACCCCCATTACCGGTAAGATGCTACGTTATAGGCTATTCACAGCGCCTGAGAAGAAGGTCAAAGGTGCGTATCGCTTTAACCTGGACAACCGCAACAACCGTACTGTAGCCATATA